CGCCCAGGGTAACTCTTGAGGTTGACGGGGTAGACCGAGTAATCATAGAGGCAATCAGGGGTTTTAGCACTTACCCAAGCGTCAATATGAGCATGGTGTTAGCCTCTGCCCCCAATTCTGTAGAGTGTGGCCCTTATCCCTTTATTGTTGATGACGTTAGCTATAACCGGTATTCACTCAGAGCCTCATTAACTTTTGAGCCTATCCTCAATGAATCGATCCCTGCCGATAAATTCACCCCTAATACTTTCCCTGGAATCTTTGCATGATCAAGGTCATTAAAGAAAAGACCTTTAAGCGCTTCACTGATTCATTGGCCTTTGCGATCTATCCCAACATTTATGTGAGAGAGGGCTGGCAAAATACAGACTGGCTTATCGAGCATGAAAAATTGCATATCAAAGAGCAGAAAGATATGGGCGTTTTCAAATGGCTATTTAAGTATGCAGTGAGCAGTGAGTTTAGATATCAAGCAGAGCTAAGAGCCTACAAAGTTTCTATAAAGCATGGCTTGGCAGCGACAGAAGCGGCCAGGATGCTAGCAAAACATTACCACCTTAAACATTCCTATCACTGGGTTTTGGCTGACCTCCTTCGCAAATGAATTTTTCCAACTATATAGGCCTGCCCTGGTTAGAACTGGGTCGGGATAGTCGCGGCGTGGATTGCTGGGGATTGGTGCGCCTTTTCTATCAAAAAGAAATGGGGATTGAGCTGCCAGTTTATGGCGGTATTGGCCATGGCATCGATGAAAACCCAGAGCTTGCCCGAAAGATAAACGCAAACATGGACAATTGGCGCAGAGTCGTCAAGCCAAGCCCGGGGGATTGCGTGTTGATTAATATCGGAGGAAAACCTGTCCATATAGGTTTGATTGTCAGCAATAGAAAAATGCTACACGTAGCAAAAGGCGCCAACTCAGTTATCGAAAGTTTCACAGGCCCGAAGTGGTCAAAACGGATAGAGGGTTTCTATACCTATGCTGGTTAAATCAAAGCCGCACCCGCTCAAAGAGTCGCTGGACTTTCAAGAATTTGATGACTATACGCCTCTTTCTGAGATTGTTGCCTCTTTTGATTTCCCCAACCCTAATGTATTAGTCAATGGTGCGCCTGCCCAAGACCTTGAGCTCGTACCGGATCCAAACGATGAGGTTATTGTTGTCAATGCGCCTCAAACAGCAGGCGTTGCATGGCTTGTGCTTGCTGTTGTTAGTGCTGCATATTCCTATTCAGAGCAAAGGAAAATGCAGCAAGAGCAAGATCGACTGGATGGGATGAATGAAGCCTTAAACAAGGTCTCGCAGTCTCAATCTATCAAGGGTGGTAAAAACCGTTATAACAAATATGGTGTGGTGCCTGTTGTATTGGGTAAGCACCTGGTAACCCCATTCTATGCAGCCTCGCCTCTGTTTTTGCGGGAAGGCACAGAAACCACTTTATACATGCTTTTTGCTGTGGGGTACGGGCCTTTAAAAATTACTGATATTAAGATTGGCAATACCCTGCTGCATGATGGCACCAGCTACAGCGGCAATTTTTCAGATGTAGAGGTCGAAATTTTAGAGGGCAGAGCCTCAGACCCAGCCAGGACTATCTATCCTTTTGCCACTGATACGCAACTGATTGATTCATTGGTCGCGATTGATGAATCATACACTACGGCCCTAAGCGCATCATCGGCCAGTGAAGTGCATATTGTTTTACAGTTTCATCAAGGTCTTTATAGGATCAACAAAGACGGTAAGCTCAGGGATCTGGGTTTGAATGTCGTTTTTGAATATAAGAAGACAACGGATCCGACATGGACTACAGAAACTGTAGATATCACCTCAAGGACGCCAGCCCAATATTTTTACACTTACACTTTTTCTGGTGATGGGGTCTCAGATTATGATGTAAGAGTGAAAACTTCACTGACTCTGCAGGAGCAAGAGCGAAAGTATTTTCGGTTTAAACTGTATGAATTGGTGACGCTTCAATCTGGTACAGACCCAATCCAGATGGATTCTGAGCTTGCCACTATCGGCCTGAAGATCAAGAAAACTGATCAACTGGTTAACTACATAGATCAATTGAATTGTGTTGCTCAGGCATACGTTACCGATTGGGATAGCTCAGAGGTTTTATCCAAAGATCCTGCCTTGATGTATCGTCATCTGCTGCAAGGCCCATTCAATGCCAACCCTTTGTTAGATGCGCGTGTTGATTTAACAGGCTTAGAAGATTGGTCAGACAACTGTGAAGCCAAGGGCTATGAGTGCAACGCGGTTATTGATTTTCAAGGCACGCTCAAAAAACTTCTGGATGATGTGGCTCGGTGCGGTAGGGCAGAGTTTGGCTTTGTAGATAACAAGTTCTCCGCTGTCATGGATGACCCAACACAAACGCCAGTGCAGACCTTTACCCAGCGCAACAGCTATAACTTCAGTGCTGCCAAAAACTTTGTGGATCACATTCACGCGGTGAAAGTCAGGTATGTCAACGAGGGTGTTGGCTATCAGCGGGACGAATGGATTGTTTATGATGTTGGCTATGATCAGTACACAGCTACAGAGATAGAATCAATTGATGCCTGGGGGATTACTACCCCAGCCAATGCAGAGCGATTAGGGCGCTATATACTAGCCTCCAGGCGCTTACGCAGAGAAGCCTATAAGATACAAACCGATTTTGAAAACCTGATTTGTACTCGTGGCGATGTGGTTAACCTGAATCACGATGTTTTATCACACCTGGGAGCGGGGCGAATAACGGCCATTAGCGGTAATGATATTACTGTTGATGACGTTTTCGATAACTCAGGTGGCGGGCCTTTCGGTGTATTAATTCGAAAGGCAGATGGCACAACAATAACAAGAAATGTCTCCAGTGTTAGCAGCAATGTTATCACTTTGTCATCAGCGCCCACAGGTGCGGCTGTGGGTGATCTTTTCGCATTTGGTGAGCAAGCCTCAGAAGTTGAGGAGTGTATTGTCACAGATATCAGCTATGGGCAGGATTACAAGGCCACGTTAACGCTGGTGCCTGCTGCTCCAACAATTCTAACTATTGAAGATGGCACCCTTCCAACATTTCCACCTGATTGGACTGGGGATCCTGAAGACCTGCCATCGCTGCCACCTCAAGCCACGATCATTAATGTTATTACTGATTTCAGCGGCCAACAGGTTGGCACCCAGTGGGTCAGCTATACGCAGTTTTTTGTGTCAGTGCGGCACTTATCCAGCGCTTATGAGATCCTGAGATATGAAGTGCAACATAGGCTGGCAGGCGCAGATAAGTGGGAATTGAAGCAGGTAGCCTCTAACGCTGAAAATGTTTATGGTGTTGGGCCTATTGAGCGTGGTTCTACTTACGAATTAAGAGCAAGAGCCATTAACTTGAGCGGTGCTGGCCCGTGGTCGACCACTTACACCATTACAGCCGATGAGTTGCCGCCCAGCCCTGTGCCGGATGTGCGAGGCCTTGAGCTATTTGAGCAGGGTAATGACACCGATTTTGCCGGGCGCGATGCCAAGTTTGCTTGGCGCAAAACCACAGTACAAGAATGGGTCGAGATGGGGTCAGAGCCTGCTGCTCAGGGGCTTGGGACTGGCGGCACAGATGCTTATTTTCAAGACTACCAGGTACAAGTATTAAACGCTGACGATAGTGTTCGGCGTGTTGAGCATGTCACTGATAATTTTTATATATACACCTGGGAAAAGAATTACGAAGACGCTGTGCGGTTGGGCGAATCCGGCCCCCAAAGGCAATTCAAGGTTTCTATTGTTCAGCGCTCCAAGGATAACCAGGAAAGCGCTAACCCTGCCGAGCTAACTGTTCAGAACCCAGCTCCAGAAATACCAGTTATTGTTGCCGCCCCTGGGTACAACTTTTTCTCTGCTACTTATAACGCGCCAACGGATCCTGACTGGAAAGGCGTGCGGGTTTATCTGTCGTCGTCCAGCGGGTTTAGCCTGAATGACACTACATTAAAAATGGACGGCCCAGACACCACAATTATGATTGGTGATCTGACGCCACGCCAAACCTATTACTATAAATATGTGCCTTATGACGCTTTCGGCCCTGGCACGGAATCGCCCGAGTTAAGTTTTAGCACCGGCGCTTTGACCAGTGCTGACATGGACGATACCCCACCCACAGATCCCAGCAATCTGGTATTAACAACGGGAGTCGAAGATAACGGGCTATACACGAAAGCATTCATAAAAGCTGAGTGGGATGCGTCTACAGATGATGGAATTCTTACCGGCTATTTTGTCGAGCATTGGGATGATGTTGATAGCACCAAAATACAAACCTTTTCCAACGCTACAACATTTCGGATAACCGACGCGGTACCGGGGCGAACGTATAGCGTTAGGGTTCAAGCGGTTGATTGGGCCTCTAATCTCTCTGGCTGGACAGCAACCGAAATCATTGCAGCAGACGGCGATACGGACGCCCCGGCGAACGTTACCGGACTAACGGCAACCGCTGGACTGGATAAAGTTATCCTTGCATACACTAACCCGAGCGATAACGATTTTGCAGCGGTAAAAGTTTACAGGGGTACAAGCTCTGGGTTCACGCCGTCGGGCGGCAATCTGGTAACAACTTTTCCAGGCGGATCGGGTACGGATAGCGAAATCGTAGACGCTAACGTTGCCAACGGTACGGCGTACTATTACAAAACAAAAACAATAGATGTTTCAGGCAATGAGTCGGCGGCAAGTGCAGCGGTCGGCCCGGTTACGCCGTTTAAAATAACCGACACGACGATTACGGACTATTTCGAAAACGCCGCGATCGTTAACGCTATTATCCAATCGTTGGATGCATCAAAGATCACAACCGGCTTTTTGGCAGCGGCAAGAATCTTAGCGGGGACGATTACGTCGGATAAAATCAGCGTAACAACGCTCGATGCTTTGTCCGCTAATATCGGCCTCGTTACAGCGGGAACCATTGATGGCTTGGTGGTAAGAACTGCCAATGCTACGGCAAGGGTTCAGATGGATGCTGGTGGCATATACGGCGAAAATTCAAGTGGCGACAGAACATTCGAGCTGCTTGTTAGCGGGTCTGGATTCCTGGGCAGCAGCGGGGGAATTAGCTGGGATACGTCGGGAAATGTTACGGTTCCTGGTTCATTGATTGCGGGAGAGATGGTCGGTAAAACGATCAAAACTGCGTTAACCGGTTGGCGAGTTGAACTAAATGCCAGCGGGTTGAAATACTGGAACGGTACGT